TTCCGGCACCTTCACCAGCTCCGGTGTTGGCTCGCTCATTCTCGTGGCGTAGCTCCGCGATGGTTTTGATGTGGCGATCGGCTTCAGCCAACAGCTCCCGAAAACCCTTACAGGGCTCGGCGCCGTCCGGCATCATGCAATCAGGAAGATGTGGCGTCATGCGTGCCCCGTCAGATCCGGCTGGCCCTCGAATCGCTTGAGCTGCTCCTTGAGCATGGCCACGACGTCGCCGCGGTTCGCATTGCTGATGTAGTTGCAGCGGCCACCGTGGTCCTCGAACGGAAACACCATCAGCACGAACCCGGTGTGCTTTGGCCGATCTGGGCCATTGAAGAATCCGTCGAGCTTCTTCGCCAGCTCGTTCATCATGTCGCGGTGCTTCAGCTCGATCGGCGCGTCGCCTAACGTATGTTTCTGGGTGGTCATGATTTATTCTCCAGCAGAAAACGAAGTCGTTCGATCTCGATCCGATCATATTTACGAAGCTCTCGGCAGGTTTCGACTTGCTCTTTCAGGCGTGCGATCTCGGACCGCAGTAGCACGGCATCGGCACGAACATCTGCCAACTCCTCCTCTAGCCGCTCGATCTTGGCCTCGTTCTCAATTCGCTCTGAGACTAAACAACTGTTCTCCTCGCGCAGTCGCTCGATCTCGGTTTCCAACTTGTACTGCTTGATCTCGTTATGAGTCATGGCTTGTGTTCCAAGACGCGGTCGATATCATCCACCAGTCCGGTTGCTCCTGCATCCCGTACATGAGAGCGAGCCTCCTTAAGCAGCGCCGTCAGCTGCTCAATCTTAGCCCGCAAATCGACGACATGTCCGAGTACGGCTCGTAGTTCGTCGGTCATGACTTGGCCTCTAGCGCGTCGCGCGCGATCTTGCCGACGCCTTCGATAACGTGGCGCATGGCATGGGCGCTGATCGCGTCGAGGGTCATGCCACCGGCTTCCAACAATTCGCGGGCACGCTTCAGATCCGGCTCCGGAAATATCTCCAGCGGGTAAGCACGGCTCCATTGCTCGATCTGCTCTAACGCCGCCTCTAGCCACTCGATCCTGTCGGCCTTGGTCGGTCGTGATTTGCGCGGCGCCATCCTCTTCCGGTCGGTCGGTTTAAAATCGTCTCCGGTCATAAAACCTCCTCGGGGCGTACCGTGAACGGGGTCAGCACAATGTATTAGCGAGGTTAAGTTCACGGAATGTCCATCGAAAAGGTTAACGATAGCCCTGGCTACAAGCCGGGGCTTTTTGTTTCTGCCAGCCATTCGACCGAGCGGCGGACCACGCGGTCAACGGCCGCGGGCACGGCAGGGCCGTTCATCACCACCTCAATGGCGCAGTCGCCAGCCTCGCAGTCCGGATGTACCGCAGTCAGGCTGGCGTGCCCGGTAGTCAACTCCTCGCATTCGTAGCAACCGCCGGCAGCAATGAACTGCTCGGCCAACTGCTCGATCTCGGGCGGTCGCTCGACCTCGACAGGGCGGCGCTCACTGTCCGGGCGCAAATACTGTGTGAACGGAATCATCAATCCATCCTGCAGACTTCGAAGCTCCGATCCGGCTGAATGATCGCCACCCAATCGTGCGGGTAAAGCAGGATCAGCTCGCTCCGCAGCTGAGTCTTCGCTAGCGGCCGCATCGGCGGGTCGCCGGGGTAAGACAGCGAGTTGTCACCGTGCAGCGTGAATCCCGGCATCGGATCCCAGCCGCCGCCGTGCTGATAGCCGCTGTCGAACTGCTCGCGCGCCGGCCGCTGGTCGAACGCGCTGAGCATGTGGGGCAAATACGGCCCAAGATTTCTGAGATCGTACTGCCGATCCAATGAGACCCAGGTCATCATGAGCAGCTCGTCTTGACCACGGAGCCGGAACGATAGCTCCGGCAGTTGGTATTGAGGGCCCGCGGGTTGCTAGTGTTGGAGCAGACCGTGCGGGTTTCGTTACCGCTTTTGTAGGTCCGGCAATCCTGGCCGGCGTAGGCCAGGCTCGGAGCTGATACGGCGAGAACTAGGAGAAGAGTTTTCATGGAGGCGTTCCTTTTTCATTCGTAGTTGGAAGGTTGGGCAGATCGGCAGGAAGCAAATCTGCATGATCTCCTTCTGCGTGATTCCGCAGATGGTGCAGCGTTCGGGCCAGTTCATTGCCGGTCGTCCGGTCTGAAGTTGAAGTACCAACGTGGATTGTGGGTGAATTCGAGCGTGCCTTTTACGCCGTCTTGCTTGCGCGTGACCAACACGAACGGCGCGAGGAAGCTGTGGACCTCGAACAGCTCTCGCACTTGGTCGGTATCCCAGCGTTCCTCGGCGCGCGCGAGGTCACGATAGGGCTCGCCGGTTTCGAGCATCTCGCGGCGAACGGCTTCGGTTGGGTCCTTGCTCATGCACGTTTCTCCTCGTTTCTACGTTGCATCCACGGCAGGACGGCCAGGTTGAACTTCACCTTGGCCTGCTTGAGCGTGAACATTGTCATCAGGGTAGGAATATTGAGCACGCGCTCTAAGAGCTTGATGTAGGCGCCGACGAAATCGGCGCCGTGGCCGTCAGTGTGGCCGTTCTCATTCGAAGTAAGCGTGTGCGCCAGCTCGTGTAGAATTACCCAATCGGGTGTATGAGTCGGCAATCTGATCTCGCCACGACAACCCGTCGCCATGGTGCGCGTCGCCTGCTTTGGCATCATGCTGACCTGCGGCGGGTACAGCCACCCGTGCGCCAGCCATACGCCGTCGACGAACGCCTGCGCCTGATCGAAGGGAACGCTCCTCTTACTCAGAGGAGCAACCACATGACGTTCCCAATCGTAGACCTTCTGCTTTTGGCTATCGCGGGTCATTTCAGCAGACCCGACTTGGCGCCGCTGTTGATCGGCCGTGAGAGGTTCACGCGATCACCGGCAGCAGATCCCGCACCGTAGGCGCTATAGCTACGAACAGTACGGTGTGTTCTAACAGAGCGTATCTTGGGGCCGTGGATCTTGAACTCCTGCTCGACCAATTGTTTTTTGAGCACCACTAACGCAGTGCTGGTAGGCCCCCGTTCGGCGTGTTGCTCGGCTTCACGCGCGTGCAACTCAGCTGTTTCTTCTTTTTTCATCTGCCGCATACGCTGATTGAGCTTGTCAGTCAGACCGTGCTGAAAACTTACGGTCGATGACCGTCCACGATATTCCGGCGTGCTCTTGAAACGGCGGGTCTCGCTGTCGATTGCAGCTTTGCACACTTTGAAAAGGTACTGCGCCATGTCCAGGTCTTGTTCCTGGCCAAAGAAGGAGAACACTGTCTGGGAGCCGAACTTTTGATACCACGGTTTGGTATCGGTAAACCCACCGATGCTGCCGAGGCAATTAGCAATGCGATGACGTGAGCCATCAATTTTGATCGCGATGGTCTTACAAGGCGTTTGCCGCACGTCTAACTCGGACATGGTCAAGTTGTACTGTTGCAACAGGCGACCGACGCCTTGCATCGCGGACATGGCTTCTGCTTCGCTGCAACCGTTATCGACGGTCTTGGCGGAGAGCGCTTTGATCTTGATCTTGATGCGATCGAGTTCGGAATATTGGGTGGTGTTCATTTCAAATGCCCTCCAGGCCGTCGTTGAGTTCGACGGCACCGCCGCCCATGCCGGTAAGCTGCTCGCCCTTGTAGACGAGCTTGCCCTTGGGCGGGTTGAGCAGGCGCCTGCGCTGGGCGAGGAGCTTCTCCAGCTCGCGCGCAGCACGCAGCAGCTTGCGCTGCCAGCGATCGATAGCTTCACCGTTGAGGGCGAGCTTGGTCTGGCGGGCTTCGACCTTCATTTCGGGGTGCTTGGGAACGATACGACGACGTTTCATTTTTAGGCTCCTGGGTTGAGGCCGCTTCAACGGCCCTGCATTTCGTATTCCTATTTGATATACGAGTTCAAACAGGAAGTCAAGCGTCTTCTTCAGCTTCGTCGCGCTCTTGATCGAGGCGACCAAGATCCGCGATCGCCTGCTCTGGGGTGGCTCCCCAGCCACAATGGCCGTCTTCCTCATCGCCATCGTGCCAGGCGCACCAGTCCCAGCGCCGATCTGGGATCGGTGGGTAAACTTGTCTCAGGACGAGATCGCGCATTCTCATCACGACACCGGGAGCAGATTGGCGGGGTGGAACTTGCGCACCTTGTCGCTGCGGTCCATCCGAACGTGGATGTGCTTGGCGCCGATCTTGATGACGGTGCCGTAGACATCGCCCATCATGAAGCAATCCATTGCTGGGTGCGCCTTGACGCGCTGGCCCTCGAAGAACGAACGGCGCAGCAGCGTGGTCTTGGAGAGCGGGATCATGACACGCCCTCCGCCTTGAGAGTTGCTGCCCGGCGCGAGGCGTTCTCTTGGTTGATCGCGGTGTATTCCTGGCGAGTGATCTCGATCGCCGGAACAATCTCAGTGCCTTTTGCTGCATTGTAGGCGAGGCCTACTGCACTCGCCCATTGCGCGGCTTTCCAGCCAGGAGAATGGGCGTGGCTGTACTTGCGGCCGGCGGTCGATCGCGTGAACACCTGGCCGTTTGAGAAGGTCGCCTTGTAATAAGTGGTCATTTTTCAGTTTCCTGGTTGGGGCCGCTTCAACGGCCTTGCATCTCGTATGCCCATCTGATATACGAACTCAAATAGGAAGTCAAGCAGACGAATTCAAAAAGGAACCAGGACAATGCCAAGCGGCGGAGCAAGAGAGAAGTCCGGACCGGAGAAACGGTTCGAGGAGCGCATCATGATCAAGCTTTCGACCAAGCTGTTGGGGGCGCTCGACGAGATCACCCGCGAGGGCGAGACCCGCAGCGAGGTGATCCGCCGCGCCCTTGAGCGCGAAGTGACACGTTGCCTCAAGATCCACAGTAAAGCTGGCGGCAGGACGTCAGCGCACGTATAATCTTCACAAGCGCTGAACGTGGCGGGTTTGCGCTCCTGGTTCCTTCAAAAGAACAGCGAACCCTAACCCATCAGCGACAGGCCCTCGGCGCGGCTTCAAACGTGCCGGGGGCCGCTTCATATCTGGAGGCCACTGTGCCAATACTGAAATCGAAACCGCAGATGCCAGCCCCGTTGCAGCGCCCGTATGTCGACCCGGCGCCGCACCTCACCAGCGCCGGCTCCTGCTCCTACTGCGGATGCAAAGCGATCACCGCCGCCAACAATATGCTCGTGTGTCCGGAGTGCTTTGCACTACTGCGGCACGAAGACTACTCCGCCGAACTACGGCGCAAGCAGGAACTCATCAATCAAAAAATAAAAGAAACCCGCGAGCGCAATCGCCAGCTCGACGCGGAACGCAAGGATCGAATCAGAGAAGAGCGCCGGCAAATACAACAGATGATCAAGGCCGAGGAGAAGCTAAAACCACCTGAGCAGGATAAGCAGCACGAAGATAATGGCCAGTGACAGCAGGCTGTAGAGCAACGCCTGCCGGTGCGAACTCACGGCTTGGGTTCGCGCAAGCGTCTAATCTCGGCGACAGCTTCCTGTGTCATCCTTGCTATATTGACCATGGCTCTTGCTGACCGTTTGTTGTCACCATCCCGATAGCCTGCGATGGCATTACCAAGATCGAGGCCAACTCGCTCAAGTCGCTCGACGATGTCGGGCATTAGTCTTCCACCAGAATTGCGGGTCGCGGTCGCCGGGGATTATTTGAAAGACGCCGCGACCCGCCTTAGGGAACCGCTGCTGCTAGAGGACAGCGGTCTTATCCGCTTTAATCTTTCGCCGCCGGGAGAGCAAGCCAAGCCCCGGCCAGGGTTTTCATTGGACATCAGCGCGCCGCGCGCGGCGGCTGATAGCCCTACGCTGACGTAAAGCTCCTGCACAAGCTTCGGCAAAATCTTCCGCCGACATGTCAGAGTGCTGGTCAATGATCTCCGCAACAAAAGCCAAGGTGATGCTGTAGATCGTCCCCACCGCCTCTTGCTCTGGTACGTCAGCCAACTCGCACATCTCGTGCATATGTGCCGCGCCGCGGCGCATCTTCTCTCGGTAATCCTTGGCCAGATCGAGCAATATTCGCTTCTGCGTCGGATCCATCCTACCGGCCCCCGCTGAGCACCCCGGTCCAGGTCCTGACCTCGGTGCGATCGCGCCACCATGGGGTGGCAAGATCGCTCATAATATCGCACCATTGGTAAAGAAAAGTCCCGTCGAGATCGTTACGCTGGGAGACTGCGGATTCCCGAACGACCTCGACGGGGTTCACATCAGGCGGCTCGGTGAGGTGTCTAGTCCTAACCGCCCAATGCAACTGTGATTTCGATCTTCCCGGCCGGCCGGCATACCAACACGTACGGCCGTCAATGACACGCCAGGAATAATACTGGCCTCGTTGCTTGTCCGGCTTCGCCGGCAGGCACTCATCCGCGCGCGCCACCAAGGTCCCGACCACGACGCTGATGGCGACAGCCAGAGCACCGGCGACCAGGGCCTCAAGCTGGGTCGTCCCCATGGCGCGGCCCTTGCGTCAGGAACTTTGGCAACGGCTGTTGGTGCGTGAGCGCGTGCGCAACCGCGGCCTCGCCAACCTGCTCGGCGACCGGATTGGCGCGCGGCGGAATCACCGTCAGCGCTTCCTTATGTTCCTGCATGCTGGCCCGCGCGGCCTGGCATTTCTGCATGTACTCGGCGACCCGGCCGGCCATCTCTTCGTGCGCCGCGGTCAGCGCGTTGGCGATCTCCTCGGCATAAGTGGCGACCTCTTCACCCTCGCGCTTGGCCTGCGCGCCCAGCTCGCGGATTTGCTCGACCACCGTCTGCCCGCTCTCGCGGATGGCATCGGCGCTTAGCATGGCGGTTGCCCGCCGCTCCATCGTCGGTCCGTTGGCTCGCTGCATTATCATCGTCCTTTGTCTTTTGACGTTTGGGCTTGCGCGTGTTGCGATCGATGGCGTCGAGCTTGCGCGGGATTGCCTGAAAGCCGGGACACCCCAAAGTCTGATTGATCCGCTTCAGTTCCGCGCGAATATCCATCAGAACAGCGACGCCCGCCTGCTCCCAATTCGCCACCTTGTCCGGAAAATTCCAGTCAGCATCTTTATGGCGTGCCACTTTTGTCCTTTCGGGATATCTCGTCGACAACGGCGCCGACGATCGTGGACGCGCTGCCGTCCGCTTCCCTGGTCATCGCATGTCGGATCGTTTCGAGCGGGACATGATGCTGCAGGGCGAGCGAAAGCAGGATCGCACCATCGCGTGCGACAGCATCAAACGAACTACCCGACTTGGAGCCCGCGATGAACACCTCGGCGATCTCACCGTTAGGGAAACGTCCGATCGTGATTGTAAACGCCGTGTTCTGCCCGCCATGACGCAGCTCAAAATTCTCAGCCAAGCGACGATTCTCGAGAACGCGGCGCGTGTTCATCGGCGCACAAGGGCAGTCTCAATCAACCTGGCGCCTTTACGCTTGACGCGCTTGATTTTGTACGGCTCGCGGTTGGCGTTCATTTTATCGGCGAGACGGTGCACTGTGGAATTGACGATGATCCTGGCGTGATACGGCCGATCGCCGCCACGGTAGACCTTCGGCAACAGCTGCTCCGAGGTCATGGGCGCCCCAGCTGCCGCCAGGGCGTCGAACACCCGCGTCTCCGTGGGCGAATATCCGTTGGCTCTGAGTTGAGGTTTAGCCATTACGTTCCCCATGAACAAAGGGCGAGAAATATTTATTTATTTGTTAAATGTCAAGCACTCAGTAATAGCGCGCCCAGAACCAAATGGACATCAGCCACAGTGGAAGTATTGCCAAGCCCACCATCGCGACGAACGCAGTGGTCCGCCAGAACAAGTCAGAATTTAACCGCCCCCGTAACATCGCCCTGCACCGCTAACCTCATATCCACACCTCGACGTTCCTCAACCGGGATACCCGCCAGCTCGGCGATCTCCCGCGCCTGCTGCATGCCAGGCGAAATGCCGCGATCGATATAAAGCACCATCGCCTCGGCCACGCCGACCCAGGCTAGGCCGGCGGCAATGCCAAGCTTGCGCTCGGCCACGAATTTGTCACGCAAGATCCCTGGCTGTGTAAACAGCAAGTGCGACGCAATCGGGGCGTCCCCACGCATGACCGCATCGCGTACGCACGCCCGCGCGTAGGCGACATTGGCGTCGATGTCGCCGGCATACGGGCTCTCAAGGATAACCCGTCTCACCGCAGCGGCGCCTGGCACGCGACCAGGAGGAGCGGCAGCACGAAGATCAGAAATATTCTCATAGGTCAGCCCCGCTCTCCAGTGTGGTCCAGTCCTGCCAGCTCTTTCGATCCAATGGCTTCTTCCCATGCGACGCCGAGACCCCACAGATGCGATCCACCGCGGGCGCGACCTTTCTCAATCCAATTCTATAATCGTGATTGTAGTCCTCGGCAGTCTCGTTGATGAATCCGATGCAATCAGCCACGAAGTTATAATAATTCTGATGCGGCAGCGCCAAGAACTCTTTCAGACGCCCTTCTTTCGTTCTAATCATCATCTCCTCCTAGATGAGACCGGGGGCAAAAATGCCCCCGGCCTGCCGATCGCTCAGTGGTCAGTGGTCAGGGTGAGCTTGCACGATCTGCCACATCTCTTTGCGAGCATCGAGTTGTGAGAGATTGAGCTTGCTGGTTGACCGCTTGTTGACGTCGAGAGCGACGCCCTTGGCCACCCACCACGGGAGGTGGTTTGGTCGCAGGCGAGCTTCCTTGGTCAGCTTGTGTCCACCGCCGTAAGTCTTGTGGACAATATCCTGCAGATCGTCTGGCGTGTGCTTCTTGAGCCAACGGCGCACGCCGACGTCGCAGTTACGTACGGTCGCATAGAGCATCGTCAGTCCGAGAACAACGATACCGTCGATGCGGCCGTGCTTGGGGCCCCAGCTCGAACGCAATGCGAAGAGAGCTTTCGTCATCGACTCACCTGAGTCGATCTCAAATGCCTTCTTCACGAAGCCGGCACCCTTGAGCACGTCTTTCGACCCACCCACGATGCCGTAGCCAGTAGCCTGGACGCTTTTGAGGAAGCCCTTGTCGACTCCTCCAATACCCTCGGCGGTCAAGCGGTTTGCCAAAGGAACTGCCTTGCGAGAGGCATTGAAGTGCTTGAACAGAAGCGCTTCCTGCTTGGGCCCGTTGGTGTCGAAGACCTGACACCGCACACGACTCTCGCCTAGTCCGCGCTTTTCCATGCCGAGCTTGCGAGTTACGCCGTCGCAAGTATAGAGCGTGGTGTCTGGTCGGCGAGACACTATCGGTGTCTGCACCATTGCAGGGCTAAAGTACTCTGCAATTTGGTCGACCAGTTTCTGGCGCGGGCGGTCCTGATAGGACCAGTCGATCTGCAGCTGGCTCAGCAGGATCTCTTCGTAACGAGGAACCTGGTCGAGCAGTTTCTGCAGCACTCGCCTCTCGGCGTCACTCAACTGTGGCTTCACCTTTTTGGTGCGAGCCTCAGTCGCCGTCTCGTTCGCAACCTGGGTCATGATGACCTCCATGGCGTTGCGAGGTTGGGTGGTCCCTATCTTTGATCGCGAACGATCCTTATGGCCCGGACCAAATCTGGCCGCGAAGGCAAGGCCTTCACGCAGAGCCTAAACGATCAAAAAGAAACAAACAAACAAAAAATACTCATCCGTCGGCCTCAAGCGTATGCTGCAGCGTTACCCTGGCGCGATCGACCAAGCCCGCATTGAGTTCGACCAGGGCGAGCTTGAGCCCGGTGCGCAAGTCGCGAATCGCCAGGGCCTGGTCGACCATTGTCTCGCAATAGCGCTCGCCGATCCGGATCGAGCAGTCGAGCATGCGCCGCAGCTCTTCGGGGCTAGACATGGAGTTGAAACACATAGGCGGCAAACGCGCGCCGCTCACCCTCGACATAGATCGCACCGTCCTTGTCGAACGATTCGATCCGCACAATGCGACCGGTCGGAATCTGGTTGGGGTCGCCAACCCATTCCGGCCGCGGCTCAACGATGTCACCGACGCGCAGCATTAAACTACCCATTGACGCCAATTATCCCCGTTGATCACTGCGGCCATATCTATCTTCGCTCGAAGGGCCTGAAGAATTTTCTCATCCACGGTGCCGGGCACGACGAGGTCGACGTTGTCGACGCCGTGCTCCTTGTCCTTGCCCATGGTCCGCATCTCGGCCTGATCGCGCAGTTCGAGGTTGTCCCGGTTCGAATAGAAGACGGCGAGGTCGGCCACGTCCCAAGTTCTGCCCTTGCCGCCGGCGTCGGGCGTGGCCACCATGAACCGGCACTCCGGATCAGTGCGGAATTGCAGCTCCTCGGCTTCGCGGGTGGATTCATTGCCGCCGTAAAACTTGGCAACCGGACATTCGAATTCTTTCTCCAGCGCCGTCGAGACCTTGCGCACATCGTGGCCATAGCTGCACCAGACGATACACTTGCCATCGTAATCCTGCAGCAAATCGAGCAGCGCCGCGGTTCGCTTCTCCGGCAGCACATGCTCGACGCCTTCTTCATCGATCGTGTGGCCCATCAGAACCTGATGCATGCGAACGATCTGCGCGATTACCACGGTGGCGGTGACGTGCCCGCCAGAGGCCAACAGTGTGGTGGCGAAGTCTTTGATCTCCTTGTAAGCCTTCTCCTGCTCCTTCGTCATTTCGACTTCGCGGATGGTGAACGTGCTCGGAATCTTAGGGCGGAATTCGACCCGGAACGAATGCGGCTCCATTCGCCGCTTGACCTCGGCGATCGCCTCCGGGCGAAAACCGCGCACGCCCTTCTTAGTGTCGATGATGTCGACCCAGCGGCCGCCAAAATTCTCCCGCTTCATATGCGCGACCTTGTTGCGGAACTGGGTCCAGTTCGACGGCAGCGTCCGACCGTAGGTGATGTTGATGATAGTCGGGTCGAGGAACCAGAGCTGGAAGAACACGTCGAGCAGCGAACGCGGCGTGGCCAGGCCGGACAGAATGCGCCGATAGCCGGCCAGCGGCCTGATCTTGGTCAGCACGAACATCGTGCGCTCGGCTTTGTTCTTAATGATGGTGCTCTCGTCGACCACGACGTAAGTCTTGGTCGGGCGCCTGGAGAGAAAATTGATCACGAGATCACGCGCCCGACCCGGCATGCTGAGCGCCTCAACATTGATCAACAAAGCGCGCGGACCCTCGTGCGCGAGAAAATCCGGCACCAAGCCAGTAAACCGAGTAGACGAAAAGCTCGACGACCACACTAGCGTCTTGATCCGGCCCTGCAGATCAAGCGAGAGATCGGCTTCCATCGCTCCGACCCAGGTGCGGTAGACACCGCCAGGCGCGATGAGCAAAAAGTCCTTGGCCTTGCCGAGCAATTCGAGTTCGCCGAAATCGTCGAGCACAACCTTGCTCTTGCGCGTACGCATCGCCATGAGCAACGCGAAGAACGGTCGGCCGCGCATACGCTGAAGCGCAGCGACCTGGTTCTCGTCGGCCTGACGCCGAGGCTGATAACGGGCGCTCATGTCGGCTGACTGAGCGATTGACTGAGTGATTGATAGAAGGCGAAGTTGTCCGCGCGCTCCTTGTCCGACAGTGCCCAGCGTGTGTTGATGGATCCGAATTCCAGAAGGGTACGATCGACCAAGCTGATCCAGCTCAGGTCGTGCCACTCGTCATCGGTGAGCGGCTGCTTGGCTGCGAACTTCATCATGGCATCGTAACAGCGCTTGGCCTGCTCGCGCCGGGTCATCGCTTTATCCTCCCTTGCAAAATCTCAAACGGAGATGATGGCGTATCATCGCCGATCGTGAGCTTCCATTTCTTTCCAAGTTGGTTGGTGATTTTCCCACGGGTTTGATTGCACTCGTAACACGCCGCCACGACGTTACCGGGCACGGTGCGACCGCCTTCCCATACCTGCTCTAAATGGTCCGCGGTCATTGTGCGTGGACTGCATACACCGTCCTGGCCGGCGCTCACCGGATCCATCGGCCTCCGACACCAAAAGCACAGCCCATCCTGGCGCATGAACGCCCGGCGGGCCAACCGCCGCGCCATAATCTGATCGTAGTGCGTACGCTTCAGACTCATTCGCCACCTAACATCTTGGCAATTACGTCCCAGTCCCAGGCCCGCGGCCCACCGGCCCACCAATTCAACGGGGTCGCGGCAGAGATTCCTCCGAGCATCAGCTTGCGCACATCGGCGCCGGCAAAAATCAACAGCTCATCCCGCCCTTCCCGCCGCAAGCCGGCGGAGCACTTCCACCGTACGATCACCAATACCCGCCCACCGGCACGCAGGCGCCGCTCGATCCAGCCGACTTGCTCGGTCGAAATCCGCACCGCATTGGTCGCCGTGGTCTTGAACTCGATCCAGGTCTCGGTTCCACGCAAGCAGACATTGACGTCGGGCACGCCCTGTCCGGTCGACCACGTTTCGACCGACTGAAAATGCGCCGCCTTGATGCGCTCCACGAATAGCGGCCGCAGTCCACCGTCACGCGCCATTGCGTTCTACTTTCCCCAAAATTTTGAGTAGCCCACGCCGCTCCTGATATTCCCGCCACACAGTGAGATAGACCGAAGCTTGCTTACGCCCACGACACTGCCAGACAACAGTCCATCGACCGTTGCGTATTTCCCACAACTTACCGACCCACCCTCTAGTCCCATCTGCCGGACGTTCCGTGGTAATTCTCAGCACGCAATTAAACTCCAGCTTGACACCCGATTAAAGATAGCCTTAAACCTCAATTTGTCAAATTCAAAGTTGGAGGATTATCGACAGTGGCAATTCGAAATCATAGTCCGGGCCTTAAGCTCGCATTGAAGGCGCTCGAAGGCGGCCACGCCGAACTGGCACGGCAGCTCAAGACCACGCCGCAAGCGATTTACCAATGGGTCGACATCCCGTTTAAGCGGGTACTCGACGTTGAGCGCATCACCGGGATCGACCGCGAAAAACTGCGCCCCGATATCTTCCGCCGGCGGAGAGTCTCATGACGGTTCGCGGCGCCAATTACGAACGCAAGCCGAACGACAATTATCCGACGCCGCCGGAGGCGATCGACATCCTATTCGAGCATGTCAACTTCGGCGAAGTATTAGACCCTGCCTGTGGAGAACTGCAGCGGATCGTCGAGGCAGCTTGGCGCCACGGCTACGACGCCATGGGGACCGACATTATCTTCGGCGCAGACTTCCTCGACAGTACCGACTGTGACAACCACGACATCGTCACCAACCCGCCCTACGGCGGTCGGAGCGGGCGCCTGGCGCGGGAATTCATCGAGCATGCCCTGGAGCTGACCGAAGGGCACCAGGGTCGGGTGGCCATGCTGCTGCCGGTCGATTTCGATTCCGGCAAGACGCGCCTGCATTTGTTTCAACACCCGGCCTTCGCGCTCAAGCTGATCCCGGTCGATCGCATCAAATGGTTCGATGGTAAATCCGGCTCGATCAATAATGCCTGGTTCGTCTGGTGCTGGCGGCACAACGGCCCACCGATCCTACGCTACACCAGGATCCCAGTGTGAAGAACCCACCAACCCTGGCGGATGCTCTAATCGCGGAATCGTATAGCCGCAAGATGCCGCCGCATGCTGTGCAGCACATCCGCGCCATCGTCCCGGCACGCAAATTTGTCGTCGACGATGACATGTGCCGCTACTGGGCCGACGCTGAAATGGCGCTGCTGACAAAGGGCAGCTACAAAAAATGCCTGCGCATGCTGGACCTCGCACGCATGCAGGCACGGTTGCCGCACGGCCTGACATGGATCGAGCACAATCCACGGGCGTTTCGCGAGCGGTCATTGCAGCAGGGATTTGTGATCAAGCCAGGCATGCGTACCGCTTTTCGCCGCGGCTGGTTACTGGAGCAACATCCCCATATCGACGTCGCGATCCGTTGCACCGAGTTCACGGCACACGATAATTTGGGCGATCTGCAAGGTAACTATTTTCGCTTTGCTTGGGTGTGCGACGACGCCACGCCAATGCCGTGGCCGCGCGCTGACTATCCAGCCGACTGGCTGCAAGTGAGACACAATCGCGATAGCTCCAACATGGCAAAGGTGCCGGAGGCTTTTAATCGCGACAGCCCCAAAGCGCCAGATGATTTCATGTGGACTGAATCGGAACTGCTGGCTGGCATGGCCGGATTCATCACGCCGCAAGTCGCGTTGACGATCGGCGGCAGCAAGGAGTTCCTGTCGACTTACAGCGGTAAAATGACACCAAGGGAATTATGGAAAATACGAGCATCGTGCCGGGCGCTGTGGATGTTGCTGGCAATGATCAACGATCTCCCGACCACCGTAGAATCTATCATGCCCAGCAAGGGCTATGTCGCGCGCGGCAGCTACAAGAAATTCCTCAAACACTCGATCATTCATCTCAACGTACCCGAGAATGTGTGGCGTAAATTGATTGCCAAGACCGTCGCAATCCTACGCCGACGCGCGCACCAGGTCCGCGGCCACTGGCGACTGGACTATCGTCATCCGCTTAGCGGCAAGTGCGAGCATAACTGGCACGTCGAAGAGCGAGCGTTACTCTGTTCGCGTTGCGGCGGCGCTAAGCTGTGGATCGCGGAGCATCAACGCGGCGACGCCTCGATTGGTTTTGTCACCCACGATTACTCAGTGGAGCACAAAAATGCTTAGCCCCGATCGTCCACGGCGCGAACTTCTATTCGACGTCGAAAGCCGCAGCACCTACGATGTCACCGACGTTGGCCCGTACATTTACGCCACCCATCCCACCACCGAAATCCAGTTCTTCACCTATGCCGTCGACGACGGGCCGATCCTGATCTGGCGCCGCGGCGACCCGCCGCCGCAGCCGTTCATCGATGCCGCCGAGAACATCGACACCTGGACCATCTACGCCCACAACGCCGGCTTCGACCGCCCCATGCACGAGCACATCCTGGTCAAGCGCCACGGCTTCCCACCGCTGGCGCTGGAGCAGTGGCGCTGCACCATGGCGCAGGGCCTGGCGGCGGCGCTGCCGGGGCGGTTGGAGCGCCTGGCCAAGGTGCTCAACCTGGAGCACCAGAAGGACAAAGCCGGCAGCCGGCTGATGAAGCAGATGGCGAAGCCGCGCAAGCCGCGCAAAGGCGAGGACCCCACAGCCACGCTCTATTTTGACGACCCCGTACGCATGGCCGGGCTCGAGGATTACGGCGTCAGAGACACCGCCGCCATGCGCGAAGCCCATTACGGCCTGCCGGATCTGATCCCGTTCGAGCAACAGGTCTGGCTGCTCGATCAGAAGATCAACGGTACCGGGTTCTACCTCGACCAGGAGCTGGCGCTGGCGGCCAACAAGATCGCCGAAGACGCCAACCCGATCATCAACGCCGAGCTGACCCAGCTCACCAATGGCCAGGTCACCGCCTTCACCCAGGTCGCCAAGCTGACCGAGTGGCTGGCGCAATGGGTGCCGGTGGAATCGCTCAACAAGGCCACGATCGAGGAGCTGCTCGACCAGGAGCTTCCCGAGCACGTCCGGCGCGCCCTGGAGCTGCGCCACCTCGGGGCCCAGGCCGCGGTCGCCAAGGTCGACGCGCTGCTGCAGCGCCGCTGCCCCGACGGTCGGGTCAGGGATTGCTTCGTTTACCACGCCGCCGGCACTGGCCGCTGGTCCTCGCGAGGCGCCCAGGTCCACAACCTTAAGCGGCCACAGACCGATTTCAGCAAGGACGAGGGCGCCGAGCTGCGGCGCGCCATCGAGATCATCGGCAGCGGCGACCTCGCCTTGGCGCGGGAGCATTACGACAACCCGCTCTCGGTCATCGGCGACTGCATCCGGGCCATGATCGTTGCCGCTCCCGGCCACACCCTGATTGGCGGTGATTTCTCCGGCATCGAGGCGCGGGTCACCGCCTGGATCGCCGGCGAGAAGAGCAAGCTCGACGTCTTCCGGGCCTATGACGAGGGCCGCGGGCCCGACCCGTACGTGATCTTCGCCGCCTCGGTGTTCACCCGCGACCCGGAGGAGCTGTCCAAGGCCTACAAGGCCGGCGACCCGGTGGCGCGCGAGCAGCGCCAGATCGGCAAGGCCGGCGAGCTGGCGTTCGGATTCCAGGGCGGAGTAAAGGCCTACCGCCGGTTCTCTCCGGGCGGAGCACCGGCGGCGACCACGGCGTCGCAGTCGGCCTGGATGAAGCTCCACGGCGCCTTCGACCGCACCAAGACACCGCTGGCCGGCACGACGACCGAGTTCACCGACCTCGAAGTCAACCGCATCAAGAACACCTGGCGCCGCCTGCACCCCAACGTGGTGCGGTTCTGGGACAATATCGATCGCGCCACCTACAAGGCGGTGACCAATCCGGGATGCACGGTGACCTTCGGCAACCTCTCGCTCATGTGCGATGACTCGCCGATGTTATGGCTGACACTGCCGAGCGGACGCTCGCTGGCCTATCCGCACATCCGCAAGACTCGAGCGTTCTTTTTCGAGGGCAAGATCGTCGAGCACGAGCGTGGCGAACATTGCGTGCTGTTCAAGGACGCGGCGATGGGGCAGTGGCGCGACGTCAAGGTCTATGGCGGCCTGCTCACGGAAAACATCGTGCAGGCGATCGCCCGCGATCTCCTGGCCGAGGCCATGATTCGCGTCGACCGCGCCGGGTTTCGGATCGTCGCCCATGTGCACGATGAGATCGTGATCGAGGTGCCGAAAGCGAAGGCCGCGGCCGCGGAGGTCACCTTCACCAAGCTGATGTCGCAGTGCCCGCCATGGGCCAAGGGACTACCGATCAAAGTCGGCTCCTGGAGCAACGAACGCTACATCAAATGAGGAGAAACAATTCATGAGTCCGAAAGCCAACAGCGTCCGCGTCACAAACAAATAAACATTCGCTTGACAACCCGTATGCCTGTCGCCAAAGATCGCGCGATGAATAGACTAAGAATATGCGTCGTGTGTGGCGGCAGCTTCCACTTGTTATCACGCAAACTGACGTGCTCGGACAAATGCCATCGCGAGCGCAAACGCACGGCGGCTTATCGCGAGCACAAACGCGCGCAAGACTGCGCCTATCGTGAAGGGCCTATGCGCGAGCAACTTCTTGCAGGCAAACGTGAATGGCACGCGGCCAATCGCGAACGGATCCAACAGCAGAAACGCGAATATCGCAAAGCCCATCGCGAGCAGATCAACGCATCCAAACGTGTGCCTGCGAGATGGCTGACCTGCGTAGTGTGTGGCGGTGAGTTTCAAACCAAAGTCTCACGAAAACTGACCTGCTCGGCCGCATGTGCTCGCAAGCGCAAACACACGGTCCGCGACGAAGCGCATCGGGACCAGATCGTCGCGCAGAAACGTGCATGGAACGCAGCGCATCGTGAGCAAATCAAAATATCGAACCGCAGATACATAGAAGCCAATCGCGAGCAGATCAACGTACGCCGACGTGACTCACGCCATCATCATCAGGAGTGGGTCAATGCGGTGTTTCCGCCTCGTCCACCGTGCCCTCGAGTCAACGCGGCCCCATCCAGCCATCAGCATTATCGGGAATGGATTAATGCAGTATTTCCACCTCAGGCAAAGGGAAGGCGCGGCGGCAAGCGACCGGGCTGCGGGCGACCCAGAAAGGACGTTACGCTGCCATTGAAGACCTGCATAGCGTGCGGCAAAAAGTTTCGGGCTAAGCGAAGTACTTGTTCGAAAGCTTGTTACCGTAGCTACGTCTATCAACCCTTACCGAAACCTTTGCCGGAACGGCGCGGTGGCTGGCGCCCAGGCGGCGGGCGTCCCCGAACGAACCCGTTGACGTCGCATGTTGCGGCGTGGAAGTGGCACATTGCTGGGCTACCGCCGTCAGTGCAAGGGCGCGGTGGCGTGCGCCCAGGAGCAGGACGCCCCCGAACGAATCCAGTCGGATACGAACGCAAGCTCCAAATATCCTACGCAGTCCTCAAGAAACTCGGCATCCCACTGGAACATTTGCCGACGCGATACCAGCAAATGCGCGTCGCATATGAATCACTGAAGCAGCTTGGTGTATTGATACCAGAAGAGAAAGGAAACTAAACATGACGGATATCCACCCCAACATTGGCACGCTGGGACAGACACGCTCGACTTGGCGCGATGATAATCATCTACGCGGTTTGCTGCTTCGGTTGGTTATAGAAAACCCGCAGGCCAACCGCGAGGAGTTGGAAGCACTTTATCTTGACAAAGCCGAGTCGAACTCAACGCTAGTCGAAGAAGCACTTCGCCGCTCCTTTGATAACGACTATTGGCAGCTACAAAGGCCAGCGAAACGACGACGTCCGCTGATCGAGGCCGAAGTTACCGCCGTGACAGAGCAGCTCCGAGTCGTCGTGCTGCTGGATCTGGTCCTGCCCAATGGCAAGAAACTACGCGAGTGCTCCGGCCAAGAATGTCGACAGGCAGGTGGTTGGTTAACAGCGGTAGCTGACCGTATTGGCAATCGCGGCATTGTCGGCGAGAAACTTAGTGAGGCTGAAGTTGCCGCGCTTTATGCCAACCCGAAGAGCAAAAGGAAAAAAGACAAAGACTGACGCGGCGAAAGCGAACTTATCAGCAAGCGGACATGGCGGCCTCGTCGTGTCCGTTTTTTTTTTTCACTTGACACGGTTAAAGCTTGGCTTTAAACAGCCACCTACCAGTCAACGTCACCGTCAAAACACAGAGAACCGTCATGAAGACCTATCGATTCACCCGCCGGCTCGCCGACGGCTCGGTCTATATCCTCGGCCACGCCGTGCAGAACGAGGCCGGCTGGCGCTTCCTCCCCAACGTCTCCGGCCGCAGCCCCAGCCGCAAAGCGCACAAGTCCTTGGAAAAATGCCTGCCGCGCTGGGTCGGTTATCCCGACTATTGCCAGAGCGAGGTGGTCAGCCGTGGCTGATTTCATGTGCCAGTACGGCAACTGCGAAGAGATCTGTACGCCGATCCTCATCAGCAACAAGGTGACGCTGGAGCGTGCGCGGTTCTGCTGTCGCGAACATGCCGCACTCTACCTCCTGCGCGACGCCTCCATGGCAACCTACGACCGCGTGCAGGAACAATTCCGGAAGGATTTCCCGTGACCCACCACCGCGGCACTCCGACATGGCGCCACGACTGCACGCGCTGCCGTTTCCTCGGTCAGACCATCGGCGGCGGCAAGCTGCACGATCTCTACGCCTGCGACCGGCCCGGCGATATCGACCAGAAGCGCTCGCCAAGCCTGATCGCCCGCTACGGCAACAACGGGTCGGAGTATTATTCCATCGACGCCAACTACGCCCATGCCACCGGCCACGCCGAGCTGTTCGCCGCGGCCTGGCTGTGGCGGGTCAGCGAGGAGGAGTGAGTCATGGTTACGCTCACCGTGAACGAACTGATTGCGTCCATTCCCGAGAAAGAAAAACAGAGGTGGGCATCAGATCTCATAGACGCTCTTTATAACGGCGGGTTCGACCCAGCAGATTGGAATCCGGAGGAAGGACAAAGTTCTCTCGAACAAACCATCCTGCAAAATTGTCTGGATGGATGGATTTTTTATCGTTTCTTCCAGCATCTTGAGTTCCCCATAACCGTGACCGTCGACGAGGAGCCAGAGGAGCAATAGCCATGTCAGCCGACACCCCAGCCTCCTGTGACATACGTGCTCCGCGTGCCGGCGAATTCTTTCGGGTCAATCCTGATCCGGCCTTCCACACCGACGTCGCGCTGGTGCGCGATCCCGAGGACAACAAGCTGTACAAAATTGCGCCGGAGCTTGTGCCCGAGGCGATGGAGCGCATCCCCGATAAGGTCAAGCATTGCACTATGTTCTTGGCACAGAACCAGGACGGCGAGATATTCCTCTGGCCGGTCGAGAAACCGGTCCCGACCGAGCACCCAGTATACCGAGCAATGACCGAGTGGATTTCAATTCGGCTGCAATCCTAACAGGAGCAAACCTATGTCAGTCGTCACACCAGCCTTCAAGCAGTTCGGCGAGCGCAAGCGGCCAGGGTTCTCGCGGCGCAGCCGCGAGACCTCCGTGGGCGCGTCCGAAATCGGTCAATGTGAGAGGAAGATCGGCTACGAGAAGCACGACGCCGATCAGGACGAAGAGTTCATCCGGACCTGGGGCGCGGCGCAGCGCGGCATCTCGATCGAGAAATCATTTTTCGTGCCGGCAATGAAAAAATTCTACGGCGAGAACTTCATCGCCGCCGGTTCGAAACAGAAGCGCCTGGTCGACGGCAACCTCTCGGCCACGCCGGACGCGCTGCTGGTCAACCAGCCGCGCAATCTCCTCGCCGGCCTGATGGTGCCCGACATTGGTCCCTCCGGATGCGTGGCGGTGGAATGCAAGACCGTGGACCCGCGCGTGAACCTATCACGGCCCAAGCCCGAGCACATCTTCCAGGTCGTGGTGCAGCTCGGCTTGTTACGCAAGCTCACGGAGTATCAGCCGGACTACGCGCTACTGAGCTACATCAATGCTAGCTTTCTGGATGACGTCGTCGAGTTCGTGATCGAGTTCGATCCAGCGGTATTCGCAGAGGCGTACAAGCGCGCCGACCGCATCATCAACGCCACCGCGGCGGCGCAGCTCAAGCCCGAAGGCTGGATTGCCAGTGGCGGTAGTGAATCCGGCGAGTGCAAATACTGTCCGTACGCCACCGCATGTAGGGCGCTGCGTGGCGACGTCCCACCAGGAATAGACAAGCTCGGCTTTAACGACCCGCAGTTCATCGCCGAACTCACCGACCTGGCATACCAGGAACGCGACCGTCACGCCGCAGTGAAGGAGGCCGACGCCTTGCATCGCGAGGCGCAAGAAAAAATAAAAGAGCGGATGCGCGAACGCAGCTTGCGGACTCTGAAAACTTCCGACATCAATGTGGTCTGGTCGACCGTCAAAGGTCGACCTTCGTACGACTGGCCAGGCATTCGCGCCGCAGTCGCTGAAGCTGGACTTGACCTTTCTCCCTACGAAACCACCGGGGAGCCGAGCGATCGGCTGTCGGTTACTGTCACTAAACGCGACCGCTTGGTGAAGGCTGGATGACCGTTGAACTTGGGCAGGTATTCCATCGGCTCGTAGTTGTCGACTGGGGTTTCAAACCGAAAGACCGGCCGCGGCAAGTAGAGTGTGAGTGTGCGTGCGGCAATATCTGCTTTGTTCGAGTTGCAGATTTAACTCGTAACGGTGGACAATGGCAGAAGTCATGTGGCTGCTGGAGAGTTGATTTTGGTAAACAAAAGAAAACTCACGGTCTAACTAGGAAAATTCCAGAGTACAACATCTGGAAAACAATGCATCAGCGGTGCTCTAATCCGAAGGCTGCAAAGTACAAAGACTACGGCGGTCGAGGGATCAAAGTCTGTAAGCGATGGTTCGGCTTCCAGCACTTCCTCGATGATCTGGGCCGCCGGCCATCGGCAGAACTTTCACTTGATCGTATCGATAACGATGGCGACTACGAACCTGGCAATGTACGATGGGCTACGGCTGTTGAGCAGGCAAACAACCGTAGACGAATAAAGATCGCCTGAGCGTCAGCGTCACGAAAAAAGATCGACTTATTACCAAGCGTGCGTCCTGAATCTGTGCGTCATCCCGAGGCGCAGATTGTCATCGTCAACTGAAGGAACTTTAAATTATGGCTACGAACGGAAACAACGGTAACCTTCCCGCCATCCCCACCGGCTCCGATCCCTGGAGCGACTACGCCTCCGAGGCCAACGCCCGCGGCCCGATCCAGGGTCTGCTCCTGCGCTTCACCAAGCACGGCGATTACCGCGCCGGCCAGGACGGCGAGGATGTGCCGGAGGGCACGCGCATGCTGGTCTACATGCCCGGCCTGCAGCGTGGCTGGGTCAAATGGGAGGACCAGAAGCCGATCCGCCACATCATCGGCCTGGTGGCCGAGGGCTACAAGCCGCCGCCCCGCTCGACGCTGGGCGACATGGACGAGACCGACTGGCCGATGTTGAACGGCCGTCCGATCGATCCCTGGCAGAATACCAACTACGTGACCATGCTGGACGAAGGCGGCCAGATCTACACCTTCGTCACCGCCAGCAAGGGCGGCCTCTCGGCGCTCGGCGAGCTGGTCGACCAGTATGCCAAGCGCCGGCGGATGAAGCCGGACGAGATTCCGGTGATCGAGCTGCACGCGCGTTCCTACCAGCACAAGGAATACGGCGAGACGTTTGCGCCGCAGCTCAAGATCACTGGCTGGGCCCCGATCCCGGAGAACTTCACCGAGCTGGCCTCGGCGATGGAGCCCGAAGGCGATGAGGGCGAGGGCGTTCCGTTCCAGCTCTCGCCGCCGCCGGCCCAGACCGAGGAGCTGAGCGCGCCTGCACCCGCTCCGGCGCCTGCCGCCAGACGGGCTCCGGGCCGGCCGCCGAAGGCTACCGCTCCGGTTGCTGCCCCGGCGCCGAAGCCTGCTGCGGCCCCGCTGCGGTCGGTCCAGGGAGGCAAGCGGCCGGTGAAATTCTAGACAGCCCCAAAGGTTAAAATAATCGGAGGGCGGCAACTTTTCTGGGCGATTAGTTGCCGCCCTCCTTGTCCCAACTCCTGTATGCGCAGGGGCGGAACAATGGGTACCCCGGCAGAATTCCTGCTCGAAGCCTTTGCCGGACGCTCACAGGCGCCGGTCTGTATTTTGTGCTTACCCAATATTCGCGGCGCGTTTCCACCAAGCGAAATTTACACCCGCGATCTGGCTAAGGCCGAGGCCTTCGTCAAGGAGAGGGACGGTCCTGGCGCCGCCATCTATTTCGGTGCCAATACTACCTTGCCAGGACGCAAACGCAACAAGGACAACGTTGCGGAAATTGTTACGCTGCACGCCGATCTCGATTTTAAGAATATTGCCGCCTCCCCGGATATCATCGACCAGGTCCTGCGCGCGCTGCCGTTGCCGCCGTCCACGATCGTCGATTCCGGTAACGGATTTCACGGCTACTGGCGGTTCCGCGAGGCGCTGCCACCGGCGCTACGGGAGCGGGTCGAGGCGGCGTTGCGGCGCCTGGCCTGGGCCTTAGCCGGCGACCCGGCGGTGTGCGAGATCGCCCGGATCATGCGGCTGCCCGGCTCGCACAACACCAAGGACGGCGCCTGGAAGCCGGTCCTGGTGCGCTGGAATAGCGGGCGGGAGTATTCCTTCGAAGAGCTGGAAACGTGGCTCTCCGGGCTCGAGAGCCCGTTGCTGACCCGTCTGGCGCCGCAGCCTAAGGCCGGCAAGAACGGCAATGGCGGCCTGGCGCCGGTGGACGATCCGTTCGCGGCCTTCGGGGCGGAGGTCAAGCCGATCCCGATCGACGTCGAGGACGAACTCGACGCCATGGAGTTT